TTGACTTCACAGTCAAGAACCAACCCTTCTCAGGTTTGTCCTCACGCTTGCGTGGTGCAAGACAAATCGACTCTAACGCTTGAACAGCGTTGTCTGAAAGATTGGCTAAGTCGCATTGGAACTTACCACTCATTTCGTTAACACGGTCAAAGAAAGCCCATTGAACTTCTGCTTGAATTTTTACTGGTTTCATTTCCATATTACTCTCCTTATCTACTACGGTTTAGAAATACTGCTTGGTTATTATACAACAACTTACAACTAAATGATTCCACGATATGAAATAGTTACTGCAGTGTTTGGGTGCTGTAATCAATACTAGCTTCCAGTGTACCGTCTTCAATATCGAGTAGTGCATCCTTTAATAATTCATAGGTTTCATCTAAATCGAATGATGATTCTAAACTGTAAGTACCATCAATATAGGCAGTGACAACAGTCATGCCGAGTATGTTTTCTTTATTTCTGTCCATTAGTGGGTCTCTTTCCAGTTATTACCTACACGATATTCGCCACTTAAAGGACACCGCATCTTTAACAAGACACCAGCATCAGCGATAGATTGTACACCAAGTTTACCGACTTCGTCTGCACGATTCTCTTCAACTTCTATTTGCCACTCATCATGGACATTGGCTACGAATTTATAATCAATCTTAGACTGTCTTAATCGTTTATTAAAGATAACCAATGCCTGTTTCATTGCTATCGCACCAGCGCCCTGCAATAGCGTGTTGAGCGCTGAATGCTCCGCCCGAACGAGTAACTTGCGTCCGTCAAGACCCGGTAGCCACGCTTTCTGAGCATAGATACGAGAAACCTTTTCCCGCAATGATTTAAGCCCCGGCGTGTTGCGTAGAAAACGAGTAATGAGCGCTTGTCCTTCTTTCGATGAACCTCCAACAACTGACCCGATCTTGGCAGCTCCCGCACCATAGAGGAATGCATAGATAAAAGTCTTAGCTTGGTTCCTTGTCTCAAGCCCTGCTGCTTTCTGATTTGCTGTGTGAATGTCGCCTGATACAACTTCATTAGTATACGCATCATCTCTCATATAATGAGCCAGCATCCGCAACTCTAAACCACTTGCGTCGATGCCAACTAATTTATATCCTTTCTCAACTGTCCAAAGTTCTCTACATTCGGGTCCGTAAGGACTGCCGCTATTAGGTACCTGCGCCATGTTAGGGCTGTGGTGTGTCATGCGACCAGTAACTGCACCATTAGTGATTACTTGTCCATGAACACGACCATCAGTTTTAATGGCATCAATCCAACTCTCAACCTGTGCTATCCGCTTTTGTAGCATCAAGTACTCAGCGATGGCTTTCGCTTCTGGGAAGTCGAGACCTTCGAGCGTGGTTTCGTCGACGATGACGCTACCTTTTTCGGTGTGCTTTTTCGGCTTCCAACCTTTCTCGATGAGCCTTTCGGCGATTTGCTTGCGACTTCCGGGATTGAAGTCTTCCACGATGTCGGGAAGGGGTCTTCCATGAGTTTTGTGGGTGCGACCAGAAGTGACCTTGGGAGGAAATATCCTTTGCATTTCAACGCAAATAGCGTCCAGCTTAGTTTTAAGAACAGATAATAATTGTAGAGCTTTAACTTCGTCGAATCGGAATCCGTTTCGTTCTTGCTCTGCGATGATGAATGCAACTTCGTGTTCGAGTTTGATACTTTCTTGCGAATAGTCATGTGACATCTCCTTGGTTAAATATTCGTACAACTTCTGTGTGACTAAGGTATCTTGAATGCAGTATGATACCATCTCTTCAGTTAAACCGCCATCAAAATCTGTGAATGCCGTCTTTTGAAATCCTAATCGATTCCCCCATGCTTCTAGAGAATGCCCCAACTCTATGCTCGGAGAAAACAATCGACTTATTACGAGCGTATCGCACACTTTCGTCTTTCTCATAATAATCTTCCAATTCTTCTTGAGAACAGGACCGTCGAAGTTTATGCCGTTGTGCATTATAATCAAAGTGCAAGAGTCCAAATACTTTTGTAGTCCTTCTTGATGCTTCCATACTTTCACCTCTCCGTTATCAATGTTACGAGTTACAACGCACCAGATTATATCGTGTGCTGTGTTGGTTTCAATATCGAGAATGATTCTCATTTAAGATTAATCCAGAGTCCTATTTGCGCTGCAGCATAACCTATCCAAATCAATGCATTAGACATACTGCCTTTGCTTAATTGTAACACACCGACAACTAAATAGCCAATGCCAGTAGCTCCGACAATGTAGTGTTCAAGAGTCATTTCTTTTTAACTACTTTCTTCTTAGCAACAATCGGTTCTTCTACAACTGGTCTAGGTGTCTCAAACATTATTGCTAATAGTTCTTGAATCTCAGGCTCTGTTGCCACCCAACGACTGCCATCATTGAAGTGAATCTCTCTGTCAATGATATAAGTAACATTCTCAGGATTAATAAGCCTGTTGCCAATTCTTAGTAGTTTACTCATCGCCTATTCTCTCTAGTTCATGTTCAGCTAATGCTGTAGCTGCTTTTAAACTCTTGATTAATTGTTTTACATCGTCACGGTGGTCGTGATGGATAGCACCGCCAACAAAGTACGCCTCTAAAGTCTGACGCACAACTTCTTTTAATGTGCTTTTAAATGTAACAGGATCATCGCTATCACCAATGTAGAATCCATACTCCATACTACCATTCTCAGCAATCCAAATAAAACTGTCTAGTTTAACGGTTCTTGTAGTCATCCTTGCTCCTTTTTCAAATACGAATCAATTGCATCATCAATCTCTTGACCTAGCATCCATTGCCATTTAGTCATATCACCGTTGCACAGAATCACAGATGGTGCCGCAATCTCAGGATCGACATCCCATGACGCACTGCGTAGCCAGAGATAGCGTTCAGCGTTCTTATACACTTCCTGATTGTCCTGAATCTTACTAAACACATTGCGATTGAGTTCTTTAAGTCTGTCAATCTCGGTGCATAAATCAGTGATGATTTTACGAGTAACATGATACTCATCAGTTTGTGCGTAGCGTTTAGCTTTGTCAATTAAATCGTCTTTCATAGTGTGTCCTTTATCTCTAACATTCGTCCGGTTTGTCCATTATACAGCAAAGCACCACAATTACCAGTGTAGCCACTAAATCGATTCTTTAACACTCGTACCGATGTGGTATTACGCTCAATCGGGTCTTCTGCCTGTCCATTACGCTCTAATCCTATCACAATGTCCGATAGCTGTGCAATAGCGCCTGAACCACGCAACTGTGCTAAGGATGTCACTGCACCTTCTTCGTGTCCACGACCTTCGTTACGCTTGAGATGTGAGACACAAATCAAACTGATACCAGTCTCTTGCACAATCATTCGTAGCTTAGTCATAATAGCGTCTAAGGCTTTCCGTTCATCACCAACATCACCGCCACTGACAATAATACTAATATGGTCAAGAAAGACATAACCACAGCCAAGACCCTTAGCCATGTAGCGCACTCTGTTGACAATGTTTTCCAAAGAAGTGCTACCAAAATGGTCAAACAAATACAAGCGGTCAGTTCCCAAAGTTCTATCAAATGCATCTTTTAACTCCTCAGAAGTAACTTCAACATCAGGTAAATGAATTGGTTTATTCACCGCCAAAGACATAAGCGACCTAGCAGTCTTGCGGACTCCCTCTTCAAGAAACATAAGTCCGACATTGTCACTAGTCTTGTTAAGGATATGCCAAACGATTTCTCGTAAGAATTGAGATTTGCCAAGACCAGAGCCAGCAGTGACCATGACAAGTTCTCCTTTGCGAATGCCGTATGTGAGTTTATTAACGCCGTCATACGGATAGTCACAATCAGCCTTCTCAATAGGAGACGATACCAATTCCCAGAGGGTGTTACCTTGGATAATTCCATCAGGTATGTAAGATTCAGCAGCCCACCAAGTATCAATAAATTCTTTACTAGCATCATTTTCAAGGTAATCAGAGGCATCTTTATATCCTGTCTTATGCTTCATTATTTTAACTTTGCCACCGAATAACTCAGCGACTGCCTGTGCTGCTTTTTGACCGGGTTCATCGGCATCAAACGCTAGGACGATAGTCTCAAACGAATCAATCCATTCGTATTGTGCTTTGCAGTCCTTTAGAGCGCCACTAGCGCCACTGCGGATACTTACACAAGGGTATTTGCTACCTTGCATCTGATAAGCCGCTAGAGCGTCTAATTCACCCTCACAGATAGTGAGATAGCGTCCAGATTTGGTAAAGATATTCTGTCCAAATAGTGTAGCATCTTTGAAGTCACCAGCAACACTAAAGGATTTGTTTTCCACAATCCTAGTTTTGATAGCAACCATCTTGCCATCGGCATCATAGTAAGGATAGTAGTGTTTGCCAGTATCTTGCTTAACACCAAATGCTATGCAAGTAGCCGAAGTAATACCACGGTCAATGATACTAAGAGAAGTAGCAGAGTCATAAAAGTTTAGTTCCTTATTCATTGGTTTTTTGTAGTCTTTCGTAATTTCACCATTCCTAGCCTTGTATGTGTGGCATACATGGCAGTAAGTGTGTCCATCGCTGTGCATAGCATTACCATCGCTTGAACCGCACTCGTCGCAAGCCATGTGATACAAAAATTTACTCTCAGTCAATGTCTTGAACCTTCCGCCGTAATGAGTTGACACCGTAGTGCCTGAACCTCTGCCAACGCCATAACTAGTTCGGTTTGTGTTTTGACTAGTTCGTCCTGTAATTCCTCCACCTGTTTCGTTAAATCGATTACGCATGATTGCCTATCCTCGCTTGTCCAAGTTGTCATCTTTTCTCTCCATTTCCATAGATTGTTCCAATTCACTAGGTTCAGTGGCGGACACTTCCATACCATCTTCAGTTCCTTCAAATAATTTTAACTCTTTTGCACAATGAATGCAAAGGAAAACATAACCATCAGGTATGATTCCTCTACGCAGTTCATCATTCTCTTTCTTCAGTTTTGTTATCTCTGCCAGCAACATTCGTGCCATCGATTAACTCCTTCCAATTAGTGTCTTCAGGTAATACGGTTATTATAATATCTTTTTCTTTAGATTTCTCAATTAAATTATTCAATACTGAGCT